GCACCTTTGATCAATTGAGATTTGGTCATGTCTCTAACTTGTTTATCGTTAGCTACATCTTCCATCTCCTTTGATGTACTCAGCATACCAAGAGAATCAAGAACAAACATCAATGGTTGACGCTCCTCCTTTGGTTCTTTCATATACTTGTCAACGATCCTAGTTGCCTGAGTTCTAAACTCTTCTATCGTAGCAACAGGGAAGATGACCATACGCTTAGAATCAATTCCTCTTGATTCAATGATGTCTTTGCTGAGAGCAGACTCAGACTCAAAATAAATAACCCCACCGTTGCTATTGTTAGTAAGAAAGTTACGTACAACACTAAGGGCAAAGAAAGTCTTTCCTGTTGAGGATTCTCCAGCGAGTGCTGTGACTTTGTTAGAGGGGATACCACCGAAAAGAGAACCACTAACGACAGCATTAAAAATGTAGCTACCTGTATCAACAAAACTGGATGTATCTCCAGCAGCCACTCCGTCACTGACGATGCTTGCAAACTCATTACCACTTTCTTTTACTACACTATCTAGAAAACCCATCGGTTACCTCACTTTCGTACATATTAACATAGTCATACCGTTTTGCCAACTCAAGAGCATAAAATCTTGCAGCATCACGCTGTTCAAATACTCTAATTTGTTCTGAATCAAGTGCTTCCACTTGATCATCTTGGTATGTGACTGTCCAAACTGTCTTGCTCATTCAAAAAAACTCCCTAGTGTAATTTTCTTTTCGTGTGTCCACCCTACACAGTTTAGCACATTTTTAAGAGGTTCTAAGAAACTCTTCTCAAATTGTAACTGATAATCCACGTACTTGTCAAGGTTCATCTCAGGTGGAATGGTACTAAAAAAGGACACACAATTCTCATGTAATGGATTTGGTGTCTTAAGATAGATGAACTTGATCTTTTCTCCCTCTTGAATATATGGATACTTATGCTCCAACTTATTCTTTCTAACAAAATCGTTGTATAGTAATGCCCCTCTTACGTGGATGGGGGTTCCTTTACTATAGATGTCAGTTCTGCTGCGGTATTTTTCAAGGTTGTTACACCCTCTGGGGAAAGCAACTCCTTCTGTTCCTTGCTCTCTTGTCTCTGTTCTGACACCATTGACAAATGAGATAAGTTCATCATTTGTTTTGCCGATAATGATCTTAAAAGCTGCATATAACTTATCCCTAAAATATTGTGGTGTAGATGACCTAGCGGTCTCAAGTCCCATGATCTTCATCTTGGGTTCTTTGTATCTGACTCCTTCTGAATCCCATACATTTAATATGTATCTCTTCTTGGCAGTCCAGATACCACGGTCAGCGATGTTCTCTCGCTTCATGATCATCTTTTGGTCATACGCCGCCACATACGTTGCAAGCTCCTCATACGAGGCATCAATGAACGGTTCCAGCTTATCTTTACAGACCTTATCAAGTAGCTCAACGATCCGAACCTTATCGTCAGACTTATTACCAAAAAATTTATCAACAACAGGTCCGAGATTAAGATATATTGAGTCGGTGTCAGATGCAATGACGTAATCAACCTTATCTGTCTTAAGCAATCTATTTAGATAACCATTCATCTTGTTCTCAATCCATCTAATTGAGACTTGACCTGATAACGTAATGGCCTCTGCGTTTGCTAACCTATAATACCTGAAGTGCTCATTGCCGATAGCACCATAAGCACTGTTAAGAGAAATCTTCTTTGCCATTTGGATGTTGTTACACCTGGCAATCTCTTTGACAAGATCAGTCGTGGGTGTCTTCTCGTATTTCTTCTTGGCATCAATCATCCTCTTCTTAAATATAACCCTAGAGTCATACATCTTCTGCATCATCAATGGTAAGAAACCATACTCATCCTTCCTGTACTGTGCTCCATTGGCACACACAGCATACTCACCATCTATCTCTACCTTTTTGTTTAAGATCCCTTCAACGCTCGCATTGGGATGTCTAGCCTCCCTGAGGGTTTCGGGTGAGATATTATATTGCATAATAAGGTGAGGATAGAGGCTATTAAGGTCAAAATTAACAACCCAATCATAGCGTCCTGGTTTCGGTTCCTTGACATAAGCTCCTGCGTACTTTGCGTCCTTTGTTGCTTCCTTCTTAGGAGGAATAGCAATCTTACGTTTATTTAACTCACAATAGATGTAGTTGTCCCACATCTTAACTTGAGAAAATACATCCTCATAGTTCACCTTAGCATCATAAGCCATTGTGAATGCTAAGTCAAGTAGTTTCATCTTGTCATCTAGCCTATCCACCAAACGAACGTCATGGATGTTGTAATCAACAAACTTCTGCCAATCCTTCTCATAGAACTCCTTGAATGTATCAAACTCAGAGTGATCTAACTTTCGTTCGGCCAATTCAACCAAGCATATGTGATCCAAGCGATACGATTCTTGGTTAGTATAAGTAAATTTCCTGTAAAGTTCAAGATAATCCAGCGTAGCAATTCCTGGTAAATCGTAGGCGATTTGTCTTCGTCCTTTGATGTAAATTTCTCTAGAAGATATAAGTTTCCAAGGGCTAAGAGTCTTAGTGAACTTCTCACCAAGTATCCTATCAATACGCCGAGCGATATAGGGAATATCAAAAAGCTGTACGTTCCAACCTGTAATAACATCAGGACAATTTTCACTCCAATACCCCAAGAATGCAGTCAACATAGACTCTTCAGATCTGAAGTGCATATAATCAACTTCAGAATCTTTATTGTCAAATGGTCTAGCACCAAAGACAACAATACGACCAGTATAAGAGTCCTTAATACTGATCGCTAATATCTCTTGGTCTGCTGATTCTATATCAGGAAAGCCATTCTCAGCAGCAGTCTCAATATCTATATTAAATATACGAATCTTTGAGGTATCATACTGGATCTCATCCTCTGGATGTTCCTGTGTAATATACTGATAAAGATACCTAGTGTTACCATAGATATCAAAGTCTTCTACTTCCTTATATTTCTTAACAAAATCTTTAGCATCATTGATAGATCCCATATTCAGGGGTTCAACACAATCACCTTCAAGAGTTTTCCACTCAGAATAATTCTTACTCTCAACATAAAGTGTAGGGTTAAAAGGAACCCTATAAGAGAAAGAAGAACCGCCCTCGTACCCACGTACTAAAAGGCGGTTTGCTACCTGTTCAACATTAGTATAGAACTTCATTCAGTCAGAATCTCAGGTTCAATTGGTCTATTGCTGAAATACTTAGCAAGGAGTTCCTTACTAGGTTCAACAAAAGTCATTATATCAGAAGATCGTACCACTGTCTCCTTACTATCAGCAAAATGTAACCAGTCTGTCAATTGACCTTCTGGTGTGATCTGCATAGGATTAACTAAAATACAATCAGGTTCACCAAATGGTGCTCCTTCAACTTCCTCCACCTGTGCCAGTAGCCACTGGTCCTTCAG